ACAGCTGAAGCAATGCCCTAGTCTCATATGAATTGTTAATCTCGGCAGAAGCCCAACCATTGCCAGCCACAGGAATCTCGACAACAGCCTTAGTCTTTGGATCACGAATAAAAGAAGCCTTCTTTAGATAAGGTCGAATCGCTTCAACATATGGTGATCCAATCGAATTGAATCCATTGATACGACCCATCAACGAAATCGAATTGCCATCTGTCAGAAATACAGTATTCACGATCTGAAGATTATTATCGCGTTTGAAATTCTCAATCATATCAAATGCACAAATAATAGTCTCATTGAGTGGAGTACCAGAAAGTTGCATCATCTGCGGAACAACAACGTTTTCAGTCTGAGAATACCGTGATGTTCCAAAATCAAGAAGAATAGACGCAGCGTTAGTAAACTCTTTTGGCGTCATCTTAGAAGAAAGAATGTTTGGCAAACAAAAATCACTGTGTATACCAAGTTCACCAATATTCATACTCTGATAACCACAGAGTCCACCACGATATGGAACATTTTCATCTACATCTGGATTAGAAGAAATTGCATACACTTCAAAAGGAATACTGACTTTCTTGCAGAACATCACCAGATTCAACAACTGCTTCACCGTCGCATGGATATGATCCGACATAGAACCAGACCAATCGATATACATCACAAGACCATGCGACTTACCATTAGGAATCTTAGTAATGCGTTTAAAGATATCATCAGTAAACTTATACTCTGAAATCCTAGACATATTCAAATCACCAGTCTTAGACACTTTGGCCCGAGAAAGTTGATCGGCATTCTTGCGAAGTTCAAACTCTTTTACCAGATAAGAAACTACACGATTCGATTCTTTCCGAAACGCATTCAAATTAGAAAGAAGAACCTCTGGTTTATAGAAACCATCATTCGATTCTAGCTTGTTAATCAAAGCAAACTTCTCATATACAACTTTGTGTGAAACAATAACTTTACTCAGATTAACTTCCGGAATAGAAGAATACACATACTCTTTTCGAGATGCTTCTGAAGTAAGTTCTTTCTCACGCTCACGGAAGTTCTGATCCGTGATAGAAACAGGATTGTATTTACCATCAGTAGAACCAACAATACCAGTCTTGGAATCTTCTCCAGAATCATCATCCTCGCCTTCACCAGATTCATCTCCATCTTCTACATCAGAATCATTTGAAGAATACTGTTGAGTATCTTCAGTGTCATCTTCTTGTAAAGAAGGCTCTAAAAATTTCTCCGAAGACGATTTCGGTTTTTCGTTTTGACGTTTTTCTTCTTGCTTTTTCATAAACGCTTCAATCTTTTTAGCAACTTCAACGGTTTCTTTAAAAGTTTCAGCGTCTTCTGCTTCTTCTAGAAGATCAATTTCTTGTTTAGAGAATCGAATATTCTGTTGTGCGCCACCTTTGGCATGAAGATTGATGCGATCAAGGAAATTAAGCGTATTCAGATCTTTACCTTTCACACCAAAGAAGTCCATATCCATAAGTTCGCGGTATCCTTTTAGAAAGGACGGACGAATACCAGGAAAGCGACGTTTGATCTTCTTTTCGATCCGAATATCTTCGCAAATATTCAGAGTTGTCCGAGAAACTTCTTTGATTTCAATAACAGAATGGTGCCATCCTTCTTCTGGAGTCTCTAGTGCGTGACCAACTTCATGTCCCATCAAAAGATCATAAAGTTCTGGCGAAAGATTGCCGTTAAGAATAGGAACCGTGAGAACACGGTTCTTGATATCAAAATAAGCAGTCGGAACTCGCCGTTGTTCAATGACTAGGTTCTCAGTGGCCATCAAACGGGCAAGATTTGATTTCGAATCGATCAGCATTACGTTTCCTGTTGAGTTGATGATTCTATTATACGCTTTTCGAAGGAAATGTCAAGCGGGTGTTGCTTCTCCGTCACACTTTTCTTCATCTTGGGACATTCTGACCCATTCTGCCACGATTTTTCGCAAAATTTCGTGAATTTCTTCGGAATTTTCCATTTTTACCTTCTCATTTTTGCCATGTCGAGTGCTTCTTCTTGAGAAAACACAGGAACAGCGTTGGATTTATGCAAAGTTCCGATTCCAAGCATTTTATCGCCAGTATAAACTTTTTTAGTTCGCATATTTGTGTTGCCTTCTCCAGTATTTAGAGATGGAATGTGTCTCGAATCAGTCCTGCCGACAGGAATGTTCAAATTATAAGAAAAAGACGGAGATTCGGTAACTTTTGTCTTTTTACCGACGCCGTGTTTGTCTAACCAAGCCTGATATTCTTCGCGTTCTTTCTTAGGACGCAACTTCGGCTTGGATTTTTTCTGATAAGCATAAATCATCATAACAAAAAACTCAAAAAATTAGATTATCGGTACTTCATACGCTTTTCATTTAAATCTGATTCAAAAGAATCTTCTTGATATTTGCGCATTTTGTTTTTTCTAAGTTCAATGCTTTTCTTTTTTTGTTTTTTATTGTAAAACTCATTTGAAGAACCGTATTCATCACTCACAGTCTCTTCAAAATATCTACCAAAAGACTTACCCACTTTATCTACACTCCCTCTCTGGTTAAAAAAATACTGTTACGGCAACAGTCCACTAATATTATCACGAACGAACTTGTATGTCAAGCCCTTAACACCCAAATCTTTTTTGAAGATTCCATTGATAACTTCTGCTTCTCTAGGTTCTAGAGACTCCAGAAGAATTAAAAGCAACTCTTTCTGCTTCGTTTCTGTCAATTTCTCAGCTGTTGGATTTCCAACTTGAAACATATACAATCTTTTTAGTTCTTGATTGAGTGTGCTGTATGAAATTCCAGGTTGAGTGTCTGGAATCTTATAATTTTCTGGAATTCCTTTTACTTTCCACTTAATGTCTGGATGAAATGCCATAGATAGAACATTCTGTAATACTGGAGTCCAGTTTTCCTGAAGAACTCTGATTCTTTCATCTTTATTTGATGCATTTTCGAAATCATCAAAAATTTCATAGATATTTCTTCTCATTTTATTACCCTTAGTAGTATTGTGTCTGCGTTGATACGACCTGTCATTACCTGTTCTACCGAATTGATATCCGTTAGTGTTTTACGCAGTGCCACTTTACCCGCAGTAATGACTCCAGGTAAAACAATCTCTGGTTTTCGAACAGTTTTTTGTATGGACTTTGCTTCATCAAAATTAGTCAAAGTAGTACCTTTCACGCCAAATCCTGAACTGTCACTTGAGAAGTAACATCCAAGTTTTCTCGTTTTTGTATTAAAAATCCATAGTTGAGATGCACCGATAATATCGGCAGGATTAACAGAAATCACTTTATAATCTTTATCTTCTTTCTTATATTGAAACGTAGCCAAAATCTTTTCAGTCGTTTTAGGTTTCTTCTTACGTGGAGCACGAGTCACTTTCGCAACTTGTGTGATCCTCGAACAATCTGCCATGATTGTATTTAGAAAATCCAGATATCGTTTTAGTAAAGTTCGCTTAAAATTAGAATATCCCTCAACTAATTGTTCATCTTTACCTGTAATGACTTCTTGAAGTTCTATAATTCTGTTTTCACAGAAAGAAACAATAAACTTTGTGTGAACTGCTTTGACCTGGCGGGCCTGCATCCATTCATATGGATTAATATGCGTGAAACTTTTCTTGGCAACACACTCATCAATGACACCCTCAAGTTCACCAATATGTTCACGAGCTTTATCTTCAATTCGTTCTTGAATTGATGGTCCCACTTTCTCTACCTTCTCTTCTTCTTCGGTACTTTCTTTAAAGAGGGATCGAAGATTTTCGATAGAGTTCTCAATCCACTTATCATTCTTCTCTGTAAGAGGAGCTCCACGAAGTTTCATACGGCAAACAAATCCAAGATTCTTAAACTTGTCTTCTGGAACTTTATCAATAGCGTCAATAATATTCTTAGACGCTTTCTTGTCTTTTAGATATTGAATAGTATACTTCTTACTTTCTTTATCGGAACAATGGTATGCATACCAATTCAATGCTTTAGAAAGCGGCACATCCTGATAGAGTGAAACTTCAACATTAGTCCACGTTGGTTCACCACCGGACGCTTTCTTTTCATACTCTTCGATAGAAGTGAGTCGCATATTTAAATTAGTTATTTAAAAACTAGAGGCAGAAACTGAGTTGATAGAATCAAGGCGAAATGAACGCCATCCTTTGTTTTCTACATCCCATACAGACATTGTACTAGGATTTTCCTTAGGTGTCAAGGTCTCAGACAGAAGTTGTTTTTCTACAACATCCTTTTTGGGTACATATTCTGCCAGAAGGGTGCATTTCATTTCCCGTTGTTCACCATTGACTTTTGTGAAGACAACAGTTGCAACAGACTTTTCCAAAATTTGTTTCAATTCAAATCGATCAATCATATTATTTCTCCATATCACTCATGACTTGTTCAATAGCTTCAGTCATTGATTGAAAATTCTCATTCATCGCTTTTTCCGATTTAGTGGTAGCGCGACAAATGACTCCAAAAAACCCATCATCAAACATTCTATTTAAATAATCAACGGGTGATACTAGTATTGCTTTGAATCTATCTGGTTTTTCAGATAGATCTTGTGGCGTTACAATTATATCATAAAGATCGCCCATTGATGAACCTGGAAGTTTTTCACCAGGTTCACTAAATTCAAAAGCTTTAATCGATAAATTACCTCCATCACTTCTCATAAACATAAAACCATCGTAATTTCCATTACGTAATGCTTTTAATTCTTCCATTATAATCCTTAATGTGTGATTTTCTAACTCTTACCATTATCCAATTATTGTAAAAGTCATCAGTCTCTAATACAGTTCTACCAAACTGTTCTTTCGCCTCAATATAACCACACTCACCCTTAGTTTTACAGAGATGTAGAATTTCCCTGAGGAACATCTGTTCACCCAGCAACTTCACGTCGGCCTGAAGTTCCGTGTTCGAACCGTAGTAAGTTTGCCAGTCAGATGCTATCTTATACCTTTTCTTCTTGCCTTTCAAGGTTTTTGTTCGCGCTGAGTAGAAAAACTTCTTACCAATGTATTTTTTATTGGTTTGAAGATTAGTAATCAAATAGACAAACCCATAGTATTCATCTATTTGATTTTCCGTGAAATCTGATCCCTCAAATTTCCAGGTCACTCCCATCCCTCAACATCATCCTCATCTTCTTCCTCATACACTTGTTCTGTGATATCTTCTATTGCTTCACCACAAAATGGACAGAAACTAGGTAATTCATCCGACACTAGTTCTACCTCATATGCAATCTCAAATGTTGACTCGCAATTATTGCAATCTGCTGTTATAATTTTGTCTGACATTTAAATCTCCTTAATTAGCCCAAACATCACTCCAATTTCCAGTTAGAGCGCCCTTAGCATAATCTGTTGCACGATTCTCAAAAAAGTTAGTGTGAGTCGGTGCATTAATCATCTCTTCTACCCACGGTAGTGGATTCTTCTTTACTTTAAATATTCCTTTGAGGCCCAAAGAAATAAGACGCCGATCAGCGATATAGCGAATATATCGCTTAACATCACCAGAAGTAAGATCCCGCATATCACCCATCTTGAAAGCGAGGTCAATAAATTTCTCCTCAAGATCAACCATTTTTTCTGCGATAGTGTAGATTCTCGATTTGAGTTCATCATTCCAGATTTGCTTATTTTCTTCTATATATGTTCTAAACAATTTAATCATGGATTCAGCGTGCATTGTTTCATCAACAATCGACCAAGTAACGATTTGACCCATACCTTTCATCAAACCATTTCGTGGAAAGTTCAACAACATAATGAACGAAGAGAATAACTGCATACCTTC